TGATGATGGCGATGATGATCTTGCTATGTTTAAGGAACTTGCACGTAGTTAATAACAGTTGGGGGATCTTCGGGTCCCCTATTCTAAGGAGAATGATATGTCTATAACAAAACAGGAAGCAATTCTTGACTTTGATTTTGGATTCACCGCTGTTGATGCCGATGAACTAGACGCAGTTCGTCAAGCAAAGGAGGTTGCACAAACTTCCACTACTACTGCAGAAACAAATGCCGCTAAATCGCAAATGCTTTACGATACGGTGGTACCCTTAATTAATAACTTAAAACAGAACCCTGAAAAGGATTACATCTATTGGCCAAACCGATACGAGAAACTTGATTTGTTTGAAGCTAAGTTATACGCAATTCTAAACGGAGAAATATAATATGAGTTTACTCGATAAAATGCTAAAAGCAGGTTCTGTGAAGGGATCGTCAATCCTTTCTAAATCTGACTTCTTTAAAGCAAAAGATCCCATCAAGACAGATCTTCCTATCATTAATATTGCCTTTAGTGGTAGCCTTAACGGTGGTTTGATTCCTGGTCTTACTGTCCTGGCCGGTGTATCTAAAAGTTTTAAAACACTGTTAGGTCTATATTGCATGAAGGCATACCTTGATAAGTATAAAGATGGCGTTGCTATTCTATATGATTCAGAGTATGGTATTACACCTGACTATCTTGAAAGTTTCGACATTGATATTAACCGTGTTATTCACGTGCCATTAGAAGATGTTGAGCAGTTAAAGTTTGATTTAACAAAACGTCTTGATGAAGTTAGTAAAGGCGATCATGTTATGATTCTGATTGACTCAATTGGTAACCTTGCTTCAAAGAAAGAAGTCGAAGACGCCATGAGTGAAAAGTCAGTTGCTGATATGTCTCGTGCAAAACAGATCAAGTCGTTGTTCCGCATTGTTACACCTAAGCTAACTACACGTGATATTCCTTGTATCGCTATTAACCATGTATATCAGGAGATGGGATTATTTCCAAAAGCTGTTGTATCTGGTGGTACAGGTATTATGTATAGTGCAAACCAAGTATTCATTATTGGTAAAGCTCAGCAAAAGGATGGCAAAGATCTAGAAGGTTTCAAGTTTACTATTAATATTGAAAAGTCAAGATACGTTAAGGAAAAATCAAAACTTCCTTTCACTGTATTGTTTGATAAAGGTATTCAGAAATGGTCATCGTTAATGGAATTGGCTTTGGAGTCAGGGCATCTTGATTCTAAAACTCAAGGCTGGTATAACGAAATCAATATGGATACTGGTGAAGTACTTGAACCTAAACGTAGAGCTAAGGATATTGAAAAGGACGATGATTTTTTTGAACGTCTAATTGCGTGTCCAAAGTTTAATGAATACGTAGAACGCAAGTTTAAATTAAATGCAGCAGTAATGGGAGATCAAAATGCTAGAGAAAACGATACTATCGAATCTGATTCTGAATGAGGAATTTGGCCGTAAGGTCTTTCCATATTTAAAAGAAGAATATTTTGAAGACATATCGTTTAAGAAAGTGTTTGAGACGGCGGCTGAGTACATTGAAGAGTACAAAGCCCCGCCTTCCATTGAGGCATTAAAAATTGCTCTTGATAAAAGGAAAGATCTCAACGAAGATATGTATACGAATACTAATGCTCTGATTAATAGTCTAAGCGTTGATCCGAATACCTCCGTTGAGTTTCTTCTCAAAGAGACTGAAGCATTCTGTCAAGATAAGGATTTGTATAATACAATTCGTAAATCTATTCTTATACTCGACGGTCAAGACAAAGAGATGGGTAAAGGAGAAATCCCAAAGCTATTATCCGATTCGTTGGGTATTAGCTTTGACCAATCTGTTGGTCATGATTTCCTTGAAGACGGAGATGATCGTTATGAACATTATCATCGCAAGGAAGAACGCATTCCATTCGACATCGAAATTCTAAACAAAATTACTAAAGGTGGTATACCTCGTAAATCTATGACAGTACTGTTGGCAACAACAGGCGGTGGTAAGTCTTTACTTAAATGCCACTTCGCGGCTAATCATTTGATGTATGGCAAGAATGTACTGTATATTACAATGGAAATGGCTGCTGAGGAAATTGGTCGAAGGATTGACGCAAACATTATGGATATTACTCTTGATGAAGTTGCTGAAGTTCCTCGTGATGTATTTGAGAAGCGAATGAATCGTCTCAAGTCAAAGACCACAGGTAAACTAGTTATTAAGGAATTCCCTACAGGATCTGCTCATAGTGGCCACTTTAGGCATCTGCTTAATGAGTTAAAACTGAAAAAGAATTTTGCTCCTGACGTTATCTATCTTGACTATTTAAATATCTGTTCGTCTGCTCGAGTTAAAGGTGCAGCCGCTGCAAATAGTTATACTTTAGTAAAATCTATTGCAGAAGAAGTTCGTGGTCTTGCTATGGAATATAATTGTGCAATCGTTACATCTTCCCAGTACAACAGAGACGCATACGGCAATTCAGATGTTGATCTAACAAACACTTCGGAGTCAATGGGTATAACCCACACGGCAGATTGTATTCTTGGTCTAGTGAGTTCTGAATACCTTGAAGAGATGGGACAGTTGATGATTAAGCAGTTGAAGAATCGTTGGGGAGATATTGGATATTACCGTAGATTCCTTGTAGGTATTGAACGAGCAAAGATGAAGATCTATGAACTTGAAGAATCTGCGCAGGGAAATATTAATATGGAAGCACCAGCAGGACACCAGAAACCAGAGGCAAGTGCTTTCGGCAATTCTAAACATTCGTTTGGTGGTGGCGTACAGACTGATATACCAACAAGGTTGAATAAACGTGGTGGAGGCAAGTCGGTATTTAGTGATGCACAGTTAACATAATGAATATGTATAAATATATACATAAATAATAATTTAATATAGGTAACACATGCAAAGGTTTAAAACATTTAAGTCGCTATCTGAAGCAACCATAATGAAGCCCGATTATATTCCGGGTGCCAAGGTTATGTGGAAAGGAACAGGTACTCCTGAGTTTGATAAGGCTGGATATAAGAAAGGTGACGTATTTGAAGTTGTTGCTGGTGCGGCAACGGTAGCAGCTGAAATTGGATCTAAAACCGGCGAATATGAAAAGTTTCTCAAGGCTCCTGACGGAAAAGTATATCATCTACGTGGCGGAAAAGGATACAAGTCATCCGACTTTATACAACACAAAGTAGGCGGTGGAATGCCATCTGGCGCTGAATGGGAAGATTTAATTGTATTTGCATATAACCAACTAAACAATCAAAGTACAGATCCTTCTACAGAAGAAGCCGCAATGAAGTATTGGGATGGATATAAAGAGCAGGCAACTGTAATTGCTAAGAACTTTAATTCTAATTTAGCCGCTAAAGCATTAGTTCATACAGGTAGAGGCGGTGCGGTTGGTACAGTTACGCTGGGACCTTTATGGAACTTTTCAAGAGCAGATAAAACTCCAAAGACTGATATTGCATCTAATGATTTCAAGGAAAGAATTTCATTAAAGAAAGCAGGTGGTTCTCAATTGGCATCGGCTGCTAAAGCAGAAGCAATCGCAATTGTTAAAGCCGCTTTGTCAGAAATGGGAAATGAAAAGAAATTCGCACAAGATCTAGTCTCTGATATGGAAACAAAGATGGAAAGATTAGTTTCTAATTCTACAGTAACTAAACTTAAACAGGATGCTGCTAAAGGATTGACTAACCCTGGTATTGTTGACTTCCAGGCAAAAGATAAACAAAACAAAGAATTGAGTACACTACTTAGTTCTTATATGAATCAGAACTCCGCGGCAAATGCTTTATTCAGTAAACATATTGTACTTGAAGCAGCAACAGGTAATCATAAGTTTGGATCTCCAAAAGCTAAAGCCGCCGCAAATATGTTAGGTAAGTTTGAAATAGGCGGAAAGGTTGTATTAGAACCAATCAACAGTATTAACGATCCTATCATTCAAAAATACGCACAAACAGTTAAACCTGCCATCGCATTTAAATCTGGTGGCGGCGGAGCTCCTGCGTATTCTTCTTTAAGATTGAATATAACTGCGCAGGGTGAATCTGTACAATCCTTTAGAGATATTATAGTCGAAGAACTATCTAAGGTAGATGGTTTATTAACAGAAGATTACTTATGTGAAGGTCCTTTTGATATGTTAAAGCGAGCAGGTGCAGCCGCAATAGGCGTAGGTAAAGGATTAGTCGCAAAGGTTGAGAAAGCAATCAAAGATGTGATGGCAAAAGTTAAAGCAACACTTAAGAAGATTGCCGCGGCCGGAAAAACAATGTTTAGTCAGTTAATGAATTTCTTAGGTCTTGAAATTAGTCACGCAGTTAATATTCCAGGCGAGGTATCACTATAATGAATTCGTTCAAAAAGTTTGTAGAAGGAGTTATAGAAGAAGGTCCGAATGACCCGGCAATCTTCAAAGCAATATTCCTTGCTGGTGGTCCTGGGTCAGGCAAGTCATTTATGGTTAAACATACTGGGCTTAAGGTATTAGGATTTAAGGTTGTTAATTCAGATGTTCCATTTGAAAGAGCAATGGAGGCCGCAGGTCTTGAAATGGATCCTGATAATATATTCTCGGCAGCAGGCCAAGCTGCTAGGG